CGCGGCGGGCTGGGGCTGAGGGTTCACATTCTTGGCCGACGTGGTATCGACCACGGGCTTCTCGGGGACCACCATCGGCGCCAGCGCGTCCTCATCGTCGTCAGGCGCTGGGATTTTCGTGACTTCGTTAAGCCATTGCCGAGAGAAGCGCCCGCCGACCGCCACCAGCTTCGGCAGCGACTCGGCCAGCGCGGAGATGTCCGCGGAATCGGCGGTGTCGAACTTGTGGCGAGGGCAGCGCAGCCGGTCGATGCCGGCGCCTTCGGGGTTCATGGTCAGGATCAGCCAGCCGAACGCGGTCAGGGTCTGGTCGATCTGGCGGGCGTCGGCTGTCGTCAGGTCCCACTTGACTTCGTTGCGCTCCTTGCTCTCGGTGGCCGTCTTACCGCCCTGGTAATGCTGGCCGGTGATGATCTTGCTGGCGGTCGCTTCGGCCCAGTTGACCATGCCCATGAACAGGTCGCCGCCGGCCGCGGCCGTGCCCTGGATGATCTCGATTTCCATCGAATTGGGGATGATGCCGCCCGCGTTGCGGCCGATCCCCAGCACGGCTTGCAGCAGCTTCCGCTTTTCCAAGTCGGTGGCGTTGCCCTGGTGCTTGCCGATGCGGATGGGGAGGCCCCAGATTTCCAGCAGTTCGGCCAGGTCCCGGATGGAGTAATTCGCGAAGAGATACGGCCAGGCCAGCGACCGCACCAGGCCGATCCGGGCGAGATGGCCGGACCGCGCCCGATGCCGATGCAGAATCCAGGACCCCGGCCGCAGTCGGAGCCCATCCGCCGATCCATCACGCAGCCGCAGCCTGGTGCGGGTCTCAAGATCAAGACGAAACCACGTCGGCGGCCGTTGCTCGATCGCCGCCGGCAGCCAGCGCCCGCTTTCATGCGCCCAGGTGATTTCTTGCGCGCTGAAGCCGTGGCCCATGGCGTCGGCGCAGCCCATGATGACCGAATCCAGCGTCGCGGGCTCCTGTTCGTCATCGTCCAGGCCGGCAATGCCGATGCCCGATAGGTGGCCGTCGAAAATATCGTTGAGGTAATCCGCCGCCTTCTTCTCGCGGCGGTTCGCGTCGTCCGGCGGGACAAACCTCCGATCAAGCGTGAGCAGCGCCCGCTCGCGTCGGCCCATCTCGGCGTCGCAGTGGCCCCATTTTTCGCGGATGTCCTGCCACAGTTCGGCCTGGTCGGTGATCTCGCCGGTTTCGGCCCGTTGCAGCAGCGCCGCCAGCCGGGCCGGCGTTAGACCGCGGGAGGGATGCCCCGCGAACTCGCGGGGCAGATACGCCAGACGGGGGTCGCTGCTTTGCGGCTCCGCGAGGCTTCGGCTTTCGATGGGGTTGCCATAGAGATCGACGATCACAGCACAGTGCTCCGGTTGACGACGAGATCGCCTTCGATGGCGCCGGCATTGGGCGCGGCGGTTTCCCAGCGCCAGCACCAGCGGCCGGCGGCACTCAGCAGAACATCGGCGTGAAAAGCGCCCAGGGCATCGCGGACCACTTCGGACGCTGTGCCGTAGATATAGGACGTCACTGTCCCGGATGGCGCTTTGACCTTGAGCGTCAGAGTGCCGGGGTCGGCGGCTCCGCCGTTCGCGTTGACGATTGACACGCTCAGGCGGGCATATTGACCGGGCCACCAGGTATCAGACATGCGCGGCCCTCGTCGTCAGCGTCGCCGCCCGGCGGGCTCGCGTGGTCAGCGTCGCAAGGCGGCGGGCGCGGCCGGTGAATCGGTAGTAAATGCGGGGCGCGGTGCCGCCGGTCAGGGTTCCGCTGGCGGTCGCGGTGGCGGTCGCATTCGCGGCCAGGAGGATTTCGACGGTCAGCGAACCGTTGGCAACAGCCTCGGCAATCGCCGCCGCGCTCAGAGCGATGTTCGTTGTCAGCGTCCCGATGGCCGATGCCTCCGCCGTGGCGGCGGCGGCCAGTTCGATTGGGTTGAAATCCGTGGTCAGGCTCGCGGTTGCCGTGGCCGCGGCCAACGCAGCGCCTTCGAGCCGGATTTGAGTCGTCAAGACCCCGCCAGCGGAGGCCTCCGCCAGTGCCTCGCCCGCCAGGGTAATTTGCGCGGTGAGGTCGCCGGTTGCGGTCGAGACCGCCAGCGCGGAGGCGCTTAATGGGATTTCTGTCGTCAATGTGCCGGCCGCTGTCGCTACTGACAGCGCGGCGGCGGCAAGGGTAATGCCGGCAGTCAGTTCAGCGGCCGCAGTCGCCGCGGCGGTTGCTGTGGCCGCTAGGTCCGCAGCCGCCGCGCTGTCCGGAACCCAGATAAACGCCCTCGGCCGGTATGCTGCGAGGCCCGCGGAATATTCAGCCAGCAGCTCGACCCGCGTCAGCCCTCGGTCCCACACTCGCGCCCGGCGAATTCGCATAGCAGCGGGAACCGATGCACCGTTCCCGGTGATGGTCGGCCCCCCGATAAACAAGTTCGGAGCGGTGTAGTTTGCACGTCCACCGCTACCCGCGACGACCTGGCCGGCGTTGATTCCGTTAATCCAGCTCTCAGAGTTGTTCGCGTCGAGCGTGCCGGCGAGCATGACCCAGCGCCGCACCGGCACTTTCAATGTTGACGGGGTGAATGCGCTACCCAGTATCCACCACCTCAAATAGCCTGAGCCGTCTATCCAGAGGATTCCGTCATGAACCGTATCCCCTGGCGAGTTTTGAAACCCCGCAACATACGCAGCCACGCCGGGCAACGCTGGCAGCCAGACCCAGACCGCAAGTGTTCGCTGCGGCAAATTTAGAATAGCGTCGCCGCGGACATAATTGGTGCTGCCATCCAGCGCCAAGCACCGTTGCCCCGGCTGCGGAATCCATTGCGCGGTCCCGGCGATGCTGCCAATTCCGCGACTAGCGCGATTAAGCGCTTTATTTCCCGTTCCGTCCCAAAGCGGGAAATCCGCGACCAGGCCCCTAGTAATCCCGGCTTGCGATGGCCGCGGCGGGAATCTCATCAGGCGTACCTGCGCGTCACGACGCGAGCCCGAACCACGATATTTCTGCTCGCCCCTTGCGGGGCTTGGACCACAACCTTAAATCCCGTCGGCGCCATACGCAGTGGCACAGACAGCCGCGCCGGGTCTTCGCCGGGGGTATTTGTTGCCCATGTATCCAGCGCCGCGACCGGCTCCGCGTGTTCTTGCGTCGCGTAGTCGTTGCCGCTGTCGCCGAGGATGTCGCCAGATGTGTAGGCAATGGCGACATTCACGATGTCGCCAGACGCTGGGGTGCCGGCGTTATCCGCCGACACTGAAAGCTCTGCCTCGTGGTCGTCGGCATTGAACAGAAATTCATCCGACACGACATAACTGGTACTACTCAGCGTCGTTGACGCTGCCGCTGACCAGGTGATTTGGGTTTCCTGACGGGACCACGCGGGCACGGTCAGTCTCCGTACACGCGGGCCTGGCTGGCATCAACCGCGCTAATCGGCCCCTCCCATGTCATGACCGCGGGATCGGAATCGGTACCGTCGCCGACCGCGAAAAGCGCCTCGACCCGATTGGCTTCCCGCTTCCATGCACCGTGGAAATTTTCGCGGGTCGCCTGCACGGATGGGTGCGCCCCCCCGAACGTGTTATCGATCATGACACGGATTGCCGGGTTGCTCGGGTTGAGCGGCTGCGTACCGTTGCCGGTCCAGAACGACCACTGATTAAACCGGTCCGTCGGAATGTTGTCGAACGCATCGCCAGCGATGAGGCTGGCCGGCGATGACCCGCCGTATTCGTCCGGCCCGATCTCAGTTTTGAACACGATTACCGCGGGATTCGCCGGCGCGTTGAAATAATCCGCAATGGCCTGGTCATCACCGGTTGCAATAGCGGGAGCCAGCGCCAGCGCGGCCAACATGGCGGCTTTCAGGGTCAAAAGTTGGGAAGGGGTCATGTCGTCTCCGTTCAGTTGTCGATTTGAAAAGTCAGCGCCCCGGCCGCGAATGACGGGGCCGAATCGCCGCTGTTGATGGTCTTGGCGACTGTCAGGGTCGTATAGACCCAGATGTTGCCGCTGCTGGAGGCGTCCGTGAGCGCTACGCAAGTCACCACGCCCCAGTTCGCCGTCGGCGCGGGGAAGGTGACGGCGGCGTTGTTGCTGATCGTGCCGCCAGTACCGGATGATGCCGTCGTACTGCCGGCCGATTGCGTGCCGGCCCATTGTGTAAGCCCTGCGGTCACCGCGACGCGGGCATAGCTGCCGCCGCTAACCTCGGTCCCGGCGGTGCTGTCGGTCGGGCACGTCGTGTACAGCGCGACGTACCACGTTGCTGGGGCGCCAATGGATTGGCCCCGCACCAGGGCGTCGACGAGCTTGTTCTCGCCGTAGTCGCTGATCGATGCCGCCTGCGCGGCGAGCGCCGCGACGACCAGCAAAATTGTCAAAATCAACCGCTTCATCATTGCGCTCCTTTCCACGTCAAATAGTTGCTCATCTCCAGCCTCGCGATCTCATCCCGCGCGGCCGCGTATCGGTTCAGTTCCTGCTCTCGCTGCTCTTTCGTAAGGCTTCGCAGATACCGGGCGGCTTGCTTAAAGCGGTTGTGACAGGCTTCTATATCGCCCGCCCAGCGCGCTTCTTTGGCGATGAATGCGGGGTCGTCGGCGTGGCCGATGTTCGGGCCGTTCATGCGAATGCCGCCCGGATGATGTGTAGTAGCCACACGTAGCCGCTTATCAGCGCCACCAGGCCCAGGCCCAGCCAAAGCCATGGCCCCTTCACCACGCGCCCTCCGGTTCCAGCGCCAGGTCATCCTCGGCCGGGTTCGACATGAAATCCCGCCCGGCGTCGGTTTTCCCGTCCCAGCCGGCGCGCTTGTCGGGTAGCGGCAGATAGTCGATTTCGCCCACGTCCAGACGGGCGGCATAGTCGGCGAGCATTCCGGCGATGGCGGAATCGCCGTGGCGGTCGCCTTTCTTGTTGGTCTTGCCCTCGGGGACTCTCGGCACTCCGCGCACCAGCTTGACCGCCCGGTGATCTTCCAGGATGTCGTCGGACTCCGGGATTTCAATCAGCCGATCCTCAAACAGCGCTTTGTACTTCGGGAAGTTGTCCCGATAGAACGCCTCGGTGAATTTCACGGGCTCGACCCGGCTGCCGAATTCGTCGGCGGCGGCTTCGGCGATGCTGGCGCCGTTGCCGGTCGCGTCCAGGGCCATGCCGCCGAGACGTGGCAGGGCGTGGCCCATCGCGAATAGGACCTGCTCTTGCTGGCGGAATGGCACGTTATGCAACTCGACGGCGAAGGGCACCCGGCGGCGGGTGGCGTCGATCTCCATCGGAATCATTGCCGTCATGTCCCCGGACCGCGCAAAGTCCATCCCGAAGGAATGCCGCCGCGCCGTGTTCAGTAGCGGGAAAACCGGGGCCAGATGCTCGGCGATCCAATCGTCCATCACTTTCCGCCGGGTCGGCTCGGCGGAAAAATTGAAATCCCGGTCCCCGTCGAACCGAATGACGGGCGCGGGCCTCATGCAGGCTTCGACGATGGCGCGGGCGAAATAGCCGGCGCCGCCGTAGGCCGGGATGCAGAAAAGTTCCTCATCCTCGTTCGGACGGTAGCGCTTGATGAGCTGCTCGCGCCACTCCGCTTCCTTCGCGGGACTCCAGGACTGCCCGGAGACCTGGCAAATCCGCTTGTACAGGCCATCCGCCAGGGCGTCATCCAGCGTGATCCGATGCAGCGAATAATCGTAGCGCCCTGCGCGGATGTCGTTGCAGAGCGTGGCAAACGGGTTGTCGTCGCCGTTGTGCGTGCTGAGGATGTGAATCTCGCCGCCCCACATCGTCATTGCCATGGCGGCTTTCAGCAGTTCGGCCAGGTCGTCAACGAATGCCGCCTCGTCGATCACTAGCCGGTCTTTCGGCCGGCCCTTGCTGCGCAGGTTGCGGGGGTTGCTGCTGAAGGCGTGGACGTGCTTGCCGCTGGCGAAATCGATGGTGTAGGAGAAAATTGACTTGTCCGGGTTTTTCGGGTCAGGGAAAACCGCCTCACCGATTTCCGAGGCCCCGGCGCCGAATTTCTTCGCCCAATCCGCGCAGTCGCTGATAAATCCTTGCGTCATCTCCTTGTCGAAGGAGATGTAATAGACATTGCCGCCATTCGCGGCCGAAGCGTGAAGGACCGAATCCGCGGCCTCGTCATAGCTCATGCCGATCCGCCGCGACTTCTCGCACACCTTCACCGGCGCCGGGTCGTTATTCCAACGGATTTGGTAGCCTAGAAGGAGGGATTCGGGTGTCATTCACCGACCTCGTTGCCGAACGCTTCAAAGCCGGGCCGATGTTGCCGCGCAAAGATATCAAGGCGCGGGGCGGGGGAAAGCTCGGCAATCATCTGGTAAGCCTCTGGCGGCTTTTCACTATGCCGCTTCGGCTTCGGCCAGGTCTGAATCTGACGCGGGCAGCGTTTCGGCTCGACCAGAGGTGCGCCACGGCGGCCGAACCAGTACAGGAATTCGGCCTGGCTGCGGACATGCCGACCCATCCCGAGCCCTGGTTTGTGCCAGATGAACACCCCGCGGAATTTGAACGCCCACGATTGACCCAGCAGCATGGCGTCGCCAAGGCTTCGGCTTGTCGCCCAGATGAAAAGCTGGGCATCGTCGGCGGCCAGTTCACGCACATTGAGCGCCGCCACCTGAATTCCCGTCATCGTCGCGTAAGGGATCAGTGACAGCCTCATTTCGCCGCTCCCTTGCGAATCGAATGCCGGCACTTCGCCGGGGCCGGGCCACGGCGGGTCAATAACGATGGTGCGGAATCCGCCATCAGGCACACTCATTTCCTGGCCCCTGGCCCCTGGCCCCTGGCCCCTGGCCCGCCATCACATCGCCTCCTGAATCGCCGCGCGAATGGCGGCGATGCCTTCGGGGGACACCCCGGCTTTCTTCGCGGCGGTCTCCGCGGCGGTGTCGGCTTGCTTCAGCTTCTCGTTCAGAGCGGCCTGCCAGTCGGCGCGCTTGATGCCGGCGAGGTTCAGGTCGCTGACGCCTTTCATGATGCGGGCCTGGACCTTGGCAAGTTCGAGAGTCAGCCCGGCGGCGTCGATGCTTTCCATCGTCTCAATGTCTTCGGCGAGTTCCCGGAGGGCCAACTGGACCCGCAACAGGCCATCGGAGGCCAACAGTTCGTTGGCCTGCATGACCGCGCCCGCGTCGTCCTGCTTGTTCGCCACCAGGATTTTCGCCAGCGCACTGGTCTGCTCGGCGTCCTGCCAGGCTTGTTGAAATCGTTGTTTGGTTTTGGCGTTGAACCGTCCAACCGCCGCGCGGGAAATCTCGAATCCACGCTCGGCAAGCCAGGCCGTCCAGCCGTCGATGTCGCCCCAGCCGGAGCCCTTCAGCCCGGCGGCCAGTTCCAGCCGCACGGCTTCGGGTAGGGTGTCGATGACGGCAACTTTACCCATGTCCGCGCGCCATCAACTTGGATTTATGGGCCACGGTTGCCCGAGCCTCCCGTAATATGTAGAGATTGTGCAAAGCGGCAAAAACCCCAGGCGAGTAGGGGACCAATCGCTTAGGCGAGACAAACAGATTCTCCGGACTATTGATGACTTCCCCGCGCAGTAAGCCGCGGCTGTCGCAATGCGTGATAAACACCACGTCCGGCTTTCCGTAGTGCAAATCAATCGGCAAAACACGGATAGCCAGCTTGCCAAACCACTGGCGCCAGTACGTCGGAAACTTGTCAGGATCGCGCCGCGCCATGCCTTACTCCGGCAACGGCCGGGCCACGCCCGGATAGCTCGCCAGCCCCTTGGCCGCTTCCAGGCCCGGCGCGGTGAGCTTGGCGGCCGTGCCCTCGGCCAACAACAGGCACAGGCCCAGGTCGCGGAGCATCACCAGGTCGCCTATTAGCGCGGTTTGGCTGATGGCGGTGAAAAACAGCGCGGCGAGGTGGGCCTGGATTTCCGAGGCTTCCATCATGTAGCCGGGCGTGTCGGCGAGGATTTGCAGGATATGCAGCCGCCGCCGCTCTTTCATGCCCTTTGCAATGTCGTCGCCCATGTTCACTGATTGATGCCCCGCTGTAGGATCAGGTTCGTGATATCCCGCTGCCCGCCTTCGAGCGCGCGGAGCGTGGACTTGATGCCGGCAACGTCCGCCTCGGTCTTGCGCGCCACGGTGTAAAGCTCGTTCAGGTCCGCCTTTGTCAGGGCGTGGCGGACCACTTCCTCTTGTTTGGTGAGCCGGCTTTCGTGCTCTTGCAGCCACGTGACGGCGCGGGTTTCAACGCGGAGGATGGCCTCGGACGTGGCTTTTCCGCGCTGGCCGATGGTCAGTACCACATTCCAAAGCAGCGATAGCCCGCCGAGGCCAGCCCCCGCCCATTGCGCCGTCGTTCCCATATCCATTAGCCTTGTCTCCGCTGCGATTGCTCGTAGTCAAGCTGACACTCTTCATGCCGCGTCGCCGTCGGAACCGCCCGGAGGCGCTCGGGTTCGACCGGCTCGAAGCACCATAGACACAGCACCCGGCCATCTGGGTCCACGATCTGATCCTCGCCGACTTGCACCCGCGCCAGATGGGCGCGGATCGCCACGTCGCGGCCAAGCTGGGCCACGTCGGCGGCGATGTCGCCCTCGTCACGGGGCTCATTCAGGGGCTCGGCGAGCGGCCAACTCACTCGGCGTGTTCCCGCTGGTGTTCGGCGATCCATGCCAGCAACTCCGCGCCGGTCAGGTTTGGGAGCTGCTTGCAGGGACGGTCGCCATATTCCCGAGCCAGTTCCCACGCGCCCAGGGCAGCCGCCGCGGCTTCCGGCGTCGGTTCGATCTGCGCCAAAGTCTGCGCGGCCAGCGCGCCATTCCGCGCCACTTTCGCGCCCAGCGTGCCGACACTCAGGGACGCTAATGCCTGCCAAATTGCGTTGATTGCGTCCGGTCCGGATTGGTTGCCGATGGCCCAATTGACGAGCGCCGTCAGTACGCCGAGGGCGGCGAGAAGCTGGGTCCTGTGACCAACGAGGAAACCCCCGGAGAGGTAGTAAATGACTTTATCCATCGAAGCTCCGTTGAGCGGCGCCGCGATTGGCGCGATGGAAATTTTAGGTGTCGGGCAGTGCGGCAGAAATGGTGCAGCGATGCACCAGCCGGCTAGAGGAAGGAAAAAAGATCGGGGGGAGGGGGCGAGTCTTCGGCCTCGGTGGCGCGAGACTTGGCGTTGAACACCGTCCGGCGGGATACGCCGAACTGCTGAACCAGTTGATTGGTGGTGGCGTCTTTTGACGCGGCAAGAATAGCCGCATCCCGCGCGGCTTGTAAAGCCTCGGCGCAGCCGGGCACGTCGATCCATTCGCGGAACCGCTCATCACGCAGCCAATCGGCCAGGCGCTGGGCGTTGTCCTGGCCTATCGCCTGGCTGATCGGATGCTCCGCCGCCGGCCTGGCCGGCACATACAGACGCTGATACCGCCAGCGGCGGACTAGCACCACGGTGGCCTCCAGCCCGAGCAGCTCCACCAGGTCGCGCACCAGCGGCGGCAACCGGTCGAGATAGAGCGGATCTGGCGCGGCCATCACGCACTCCGGCGGGAGGCTTTGGGCGCGGCCGGAACCCAGCGCAGAAGCTGGGCGCGATCCTCCCGGCCGCAGTCCGGGCAATACAACGGCTTGCCCCAGATGACGGCTTGAACGGCGGTCGCGAGCAGCGGCAGCCGGTGGCTTTCTTCGCACTCGAGGTGCCCGGCGCCGATCTCCCGCGCCAGCCATTTCTTGAGCCGTTCGATGGTAGCGGGCCATTCTTTCGGGGTGAAGGATTGCAGAAGGGCGGTCACGGTGCCGTCCCGGTTATTACTGGCCCATGAACAGAGGGCGGATTCGCTGCTGTCGCGGATGATGCCGAGTTCCGCCCCGCGCAGCCACAGCGCCCGGAGCTTCTTGGCTTCGCGCTCCTGGGCCAAAGCGCGCCCGCCGCCGGACTTGGTGAGCTTGGCGCCCGCCGCGACCAGGCGATCGCGGACCGCAGTCAGTTCGGTTAAGGTCATGTCCTTCCTGGATGCCTTGCCGGTGACTTCCTTGCACAGATGCCGCAGGGCCTCCTCGTCCATGTTGATCTGCTTGGCTAGCAGGCTGGTGGCGGCGAGCCGCGAGCGGCGGGTCGGGTCCGTGGCGTTCATGACCAGCTCCCGGCCCGGCGGTGGCTGGGGCCTGGCGCCGATTCCGGCCCGCGCTTGAACCGGCGCGGCTCGTCCTTGAGCGCGATCTGGACGGTGCCGAGCGGGAGATTGAGCCGCTCGGCGATGTCGGCGACGATCATCCCGCCCGCCCGGAGGCTCATGATCTGCGCGGCGGTGGGCGCGTCCACCGAAGCGCCGCCGCGGCGGGGGGGTACGGCGGTCATTCCATGCCTCCTTTGCGGCCGCATTCGCCGGTGAGGATATCTACCAGAAAATACCTGTCGATGCGGGAAAATTTGACGTGGGCCGTGTACTCGATCAGGAACTTCCGCACGTCCTTGCCGCGGATGACCATTTCTCCGACTTCGCTCCCAGTTAGTGGCTTGGCGGCCAGTAGGCCGGTCCTGATCCACTGATAGACCTGGCGGTTGCTGACGCCCAGGGCGGCTCCGAGCTGGCCGGTGCTGTAGTTGTTATTGAGTGCGCCCTCCTCTCGCCGCCGGCCGATTTCCATGTCGCGGCGCTTCTGTGCGACGGCCCCCCAGGTACGGGCGAACCCGGCCCGCTTCAGTTTATCGACGAGCGCGCGGATGGGGAGGCCCGGATTTTCTTCCAGGATCGATTCCTCCGCCGGCGACCAAAACCGATAATCTGAGCCGGGTTTGATCGTCGTCAGGGCCAGCTCTGCCGCCCGTTTGTAGACCCAGCCGCGCTTCCAGCCGGTATTTTCGAGCAGAGCCCTGATGCCGGCGCTGGTCCCAAAAGCAGGGCTTTGCCAGTAGTCGCGGATGGCTTGGTCAATTTCCGGCCGGGCTACATCGGCGATCAGGAACCGGCCAGGCTTGGCCGGGGGTTGCATGGCTGCGCCCATCAGTCCCTCCCGCTGGTTTCGGCACCAGCCGGCCGGCAGTCTTGCGCCCTGGCGTCGAATTCCTCGGCGACGCGGTGATATTGGGCGCGCATTGCCTGGCGGATCAGGTGCTGAATGGTTGAGTTCATCGGCCCGCTCGGGACGCCATTGAGCGCGGCCTGGAAGCCGTCCACCAGCATTTTCTCGGTGTCGGATAGCTGGGTTTTGTAAGCGCTCATGCCGCCACCCCCGCCACGGTCGGCTCGATGACGTGCGGCTTGACGGTGAAGCTCTCCCTCCCGGTCCGGATCGACAGGCCGGGGATGCC